GGCCTTCGCTGGCGGCGCGCTGCAGCTGGCGCTGCTGGCCGAAGACTTTGAGGAGGGGGCGTGAAATGCTGGGTCTGCAAACGACAGGCCCGGGGATTCGGTCACACCGACAACCGACACGGTGTCGGCGATCCCCGGCGCTACCCCATCGACTGGGTGTTCTGCTCGCAGCGCTGCCAATCCGCGTTCCACGCGATGTACGGCAACTGGCTGCGCGCCAAGGATGGTCATCACGGCGACCGAAGCGGGAGATCTCCTGCCGCGCGCCTTCAATGACCCGACCCACTTCGAGTGCCGGATGTGCGCGTGGCAAGACCGCTGCTGGAGAACACAAGCATGACCGACAACAACACCCCGGCCACCGGCATCGAGCCGATGATCGATGCCAAGCAGGCGGCCGCCGCGTTGCGCCTGCCGTACTACTGGTTCGCCGACCACGCGATGCGCACCAAGTACCGGATTCCGCACTACCTGATGGGTGGGCTGGTGCGCTACCGGCTGTCCGAACTCTCTGCGTGGGCCACGCGTACCACCGCCATTCAGGGCCGTGATTCCCAAGATGCGGACGCACCTGTCGAGGGAGCCGAATGATCGACTTCAACGACACCACACAACCTGCGGAGCACAGGGAATCTGAACGAGACGAGATTCGCGCCGACTTGCTTGCGCGTCTGGAGTCGGTGCTGACCACGATGTTTCCGGCTGGCAAGAAGCGCCGTGGCAAGTTCCTGATCGGCGACATCCTCGGCAGTCCAGGTGACAGCCTCGAGGTGGTGCTGGAAGGTGAGAAGGCCGGTCTGTGGACGGATCGTGCCACCGGCGATGGCGGCGACATCTTCGCCCTGATCGCGGCCTATCTCGGTGCGAACGTCCACACCGATTTCCCTCGCGTGCTGGATGAAGCTGCCGATCTGCTCGGGCGGTCGCGGTCGGTGCCAGTGCGCAAGGCGAAGAAGGAAGCGCCTGTAGACGACCTCGGCCCGGCCACGGCAAAGTGGGACTACTTCGATGCCGGTGGCAAGCTGATCGCCGTCGTCTACCGCTATGACCCACCGGGAGGCAAGAAGGAATTCCGACCGTGGGACGCGAAGCGCCGCAAGATGGCCCCGCCTGAGCCGCGCCCGCTGTTCAACCAGCCGGGCATCGGTGCGGCCAGCCACGTCGTCCTGGTCGAGGGCGAGAAGTGCGCGCAGGCCTTGATCGCCAGCGGCGTGGTGGCCACCACCGCCATGCACGGTGCCAATGCCCCGGTCGACAAGACCGACTGGTCGCCACTGGCTGGCAAGACGGTGCTGATCTGGCCCGACCGCGATGCGCCAGGGTGGGACTACGCCGACCGCGCGTCGCAGGCGATCTTGCAGGCAGGCGCGACCTCGGTCGCCATCCTCATGCCACCCGACGACAAGCCGGAGGGGTGGGACGCTGCAGATGCCATTCCCGAAGGTTTCGATGTCGGTGGCTTTCTGGCCGTCGGCGAGCGGATGCCGGTGATGCGCTCGGTGGAGGAAGCGCCTTCGCCAGACTTGCTGACGGGCATTGATTGGACGACCGAGGATGGCCTGTCCAGCGCTTTCACCCGCCGCTATGGCGAAGACTGGCGCTACTGTGCCCTGTGGGGCAAGTGGCTGGTCTGGACGGGTGTGCGCTGGAATCCCGATCAGGTGCTCTACGTGTCGCATCTTTCCAGGGGCATCTGCCGCAACGCCTCGCTGAAAGCGGACACGCCGAGGCTCAAGGGCAAGCTGGCCAGTTCCGCCACGATTTCGTCGGTTGAAAAGATCGCGCGCTCTGACCCGAAGCACGCTTCCACCGCCGAGGAATGGGACGCCGATGTGTGGGCGCTGAATACCCCCGGTGGCGTGGTCGATCTACGCACCGGCCGGATGCGCCCGCACCGGCGGGACGACCGAATGACCAAGGTGACCACGGCTACTCCGCAGGGCAATCCGGACAGTGCCTGCCCAACGTGGCGAGGGTTCCTGACAGACGTCACCGGCGGCGATGCCGATCTGATGGCCTACCTGCAACTGATGGTTGGCTACTGCCTGACGGGCGTCACCAGCGAGCACGCGCTGTTCTTCCTGTACGGCACGGGCGCGAACGGCAAGTCGGTGTTCGTCAACGTGCTAACCACCATCCTGGGCGACTACGCGGCCAACGCCCCGATGGACACTTTCATGGAGGCGCGCAATGACCGACACCCCACCGATCTCGCCGGGCTGCGCGGTGCACGATTCGTGTCATCCATCGAAACGGAGCAAGGGCGGCGCTGGAACGAGTCCAAGGTCAAGGCCATCACCGGTGGCGACAAGGTGTCCGCGCGCTTCATGCGCCAGGACTTCTTCGAGTACCTGCCACAGTTCAAGTTGGTGATCGCGGGCAATCACAAGCCGTCGATCCGCAACGTCGACGAGGCGATGAAGCGTCGACTGCACCTGATCCCGTTCACGGTGACGATCCCGCCCGAGCGCCGCGACGGCAGGCTGACCGAGAAGCTGCTCAAGGAACGCGATGGGATTTTGGCGTGGGCCGTCGAGGGCTGCAGCCGCTGGCAAAGCCAGGGCTTGAAGCCGCCCGCCAGCGTGGTGTCGGCGACCGAGGAGTATTTCGAGGCAGAAGATGCGCTCGGGCAGTGGATCGAAAAACGCTGTCTGCTGGCCAAGTCGCACCGCGAAGGTGTCTCCGAACTGTTCGCCGATTGGCGTGAGTGGGCCGAGCGCGCTGGCGAGTACGTGGGCTCGGTCAAACGCTTCTCGGAGCTGATGGCGACTCGCAAGTTCGACAAGTGTCGGCTGACCGGGGGGGCTCGCGCCATCGCGGGCATCGCCCTCAGGCCCAAGCCGTACAGCCATGCCTACCCCTACCGCGATGACTGATCAATCCGGTCGAGTGACGGATTTGACGGGTTTCCTGATTGACGCGCTACACGTGCGCGCACGTAAAGGGCGTTGTCCTGACAAACCGTCGCATCCGTCACTCGCCCACCCAACACGGAGTAAAGACGATGAAAACGACAATCCTAGCCCTTGATCTGGGCACACACACCGGGTGGGCTCTGCAGCACCTGGACGGCACCATCACCAGCGGCACGGAGTACTTCAAGCCGCAGCGATTCGAAGGCGGCGGAATGCGCTTCCTTAGATTCAAGCGCTGGCTCAACGAACTGCTCTCGACCAGCAATCACATCAACGCGGTGTTCTTCGAGGAAGTTCGGCGACACGCGGGAGTGGACGCAGCGCACGCCTACGGCGGCTTCATGGGACACCTGACCGCGTGGTGTGAGCATCACAACATTCCGTACCAGGGCGTTCCGGTCGGCACGATCAAGAAGCACGCGACCGGCAAAGGCAATGCGGGCAAGGACGAAATGATCACGTCCGTCCGCGAACGTGGTCACAGCCCAGTCGATGACAACGAGGCCGACGCACTGGCCCTACTGCACTGGGCCATCGATACGCAGGAGGTGTGAAGTGAAGGTTCCGACACCCCAATACCGCTGCTCCCTTGGTCGGCTGCAGCCGCAAGCCACGGATCTGGATGCCATCAAGGAACGTGGATGGCGTGACCAACACATACTGGTGGTCAACGCGTCCGACAACCGTCTGGACTTCATCGAGCGCGAGATCGTGCGACGCATCGGTGAACGCCTGTACGGGCCGGGAGGGACACGTCATGGCTGAGTGGACAACTGACGACGTGGCAGCACGCTTCGTGGAGGCTGCCGCCACCGGACGACGCTTGCCCCCTGTACGTGTGCAGGGCTACTTCAACTGCTGGCCTGCCTTCGTCCGCAAGGAGTGGGAAGCCTTTGCTGCTGACGAGAAGGTGTATCGCCCCTTCCCACCAAGCCCCGAGGCCATCGACCGGATGCTGGAGACGATGCGCTGGGTGCAGTGGCTGGAGGTCGAGCAGCGCCACCTTGTGTGGATGCGGGCCAAGCGCTACGGCTGGAGGGACATCACCATCCGCTTTGCCTGCGACCGTACCACTGCGTGGCGGCGCTGGCAGCGGGCAATGGAGGTCGTGACCGCGAACCTCAACAACGAAGGCGTGCGGATGCCTTCCAAAAACGTGGGCAATTTAGGGTAACGCTTGCCGCGTTTGTCCTTTCTTTGCCTTGCTTGTCCGTTTCGAGGCCCGGCAGCCGTGCAACAAAACAGCCCGGTCGGGGGTAGTATTTCGGCTATCTTCTGGACAGCGGTGACGGTTGAGGCCGAGCGCTTGGCAATAGGCCCAGGCAAAAGGGGTCCTTCCTTCCCAAATCGCAATGCGGGGGGCGCGAGCGCGGCATTCGCCTAGCGTCCGACTGCAAACCAAGGTTTGCAGGGTTTGCAGTTTGCACCCGCACCAGTCCGCACCCATCACGAGCCCGCCCACGGTTTTCCGTCGGCGGGTTTTCTTTTTGAGGAAACGATTCTGAACACGCTTAACGTCGAGTACCGCAAGGTCGAGGCGCTGATCCCCTACGCCCGCAATCCACGCACTCACACCGACGAGCAGGTGGCCAAGATCGCCGCCAGCATCGTCGAGTACGGCTGGACGAATCCGGTGCTGGTGGACGGCGACAACGGGATCATCGCGGGCCACGGTCGTTTGGCCGCCGCGCGCAAGCTCGGGCTGGATCAGGTGCCGGTCATCGAACTGGCGCACCTCTCGCCCACGCAGAAGCGTGCCTACGTCATCTCTGACAACCGGCTGGCGCTCGACGCCGGTTGGAACGAGGAGATGCTGGCGCTGGAAATGGCCGAGCTGTCCGAGGCCGGGTACGACCTTGCGTTGACCGGTTTCGAGGATGCCGAGATCGAGGCCTTGCTCGCTGACGAGGTGGAAACCGATGACGCCGACCAGGAGGCAGATGCCGACGAGCCAGACGCTGGTGACGATGTGCCGGATGTCCCTGTGGTGCCGGTGTCCCGCACCGGCGATGTCTGGGCCATCGGCTCCCACCGTCTGATCTGTGGCGACGCCACCGACCCGACCGTGGTCGCCACTCTGATGCAGGGTGATGCGGCCCGGCTGTGCTTTACATCACCGCCTTACGGCAACCAGCGCGACTACACCTCCGGCGGCATCACCGATTGGGATGGCCTGATGCGCGGTGTGTTCGCCAAGGTGCCAATGGACGACGACGGGCAGGTGCTGGTCAACCTCGGGCTGATCCACCGCGACAACGAAGTCATCCCGTATTGGGATGCGTGGCTGGGCTGGATGCGCACGCAGGGTTGGCGGCGCTTTGCTTGGTACGTCTGGGATCAGGGGCCGGGGATGCCCGGAGACTGGGCTGGTCGTTTTGCGCCGAGTTTCGAGTTCGTCTTTCACTTCAACCGCTCTAGTCGCAAGCCCAACAAGATCGTGCCCTGCAAGCACGCGGGCCAGGAATCGCACCTGCGCGCCGACGGGTCGTCCACGGCCATGCGCGGCAAGGACGGCGAAGTCGGTGGCTGGACGCACAAGGGCCAGCCGACGCAGGACACCCGGATTCCCGACTCGGTGATCCGCGTGATGCGGCACAAGGGCAAGATTGGTCAGGACATCGACCACCCGGCTGTGTTCCCGGTGGCGTTGCCCGAGTTCGTGATCGAGGCCTATACGGACGCAGGCGACATCGTGTTCGAACCTTTTGGCGGCAGCGGTACCACGATGCTGGCCGCGCAGCGCACGGGTCGTGTGTGCCGCTGCGTGGAGATCGCGCCGGAGTACGTGGACGTCGCCATCAAGCGCTTCCAGCAGAACCACCCCGGCGTGCCCGTCACGCTGCTGGCCACAGGCCAGTCCTTCGACGAGGTGGTCAATGAACGTCAGGCCACCACGGAGGTAGAGCAATGACCGCCTCTTGGTTTGCCGACAAGATCGAACAGTGGCCGACTGCCAAGCTGCTGCCCTATGCCCGCAACGCGCGTACTCACTCGGACGATCAGGTGGCGCAGATCGCCGCGTCAATTGCCGAGTTCGGATTCACCAATCCGATCCTGGCGGGCAGCGATGGCGTGATCGTCGCCGGTCACGGACGGCTTGCTGCTGCGCAGAAGCTTGGGCTGGCGGTGGTGCCGGTGGTGGTGCTCGATCATCTGAGTGCGACCCAGCGCCGAGCACTGGTGATCGCGGACAACCGCATCGCCGAGAACGCGGGCTGGGACGACGCGATGCTGCGCATCGAGATCGCATCACTGCAGGACGACGACTTCGACGTGTCGCTGACCGGCTTTGATGCAGATGCGCTGGCCGAATTGATGGCGGGCGACGAGCCGGATGGCGAAGGCGAAACCGATGACGATGCGGTACCCGAGGTCAGCGAGACTCCGGTTTCGCGTCCAGGCGATGTCTGGCTGCTCGGCGGCCACCGTCTGCTGTGTGGCGACTCCACCGTGGCTGAGAGCTACGACCGAGTTCTTGATGGCGAGCCGGTGGATACCCGGTGCCGCGCACATCGATTCGGAAGGTCTGAAGCACTTTCTGGAGAGAGGATTTGCAGCCGTTAACTACCTGTTTGATACCTACGGGTTCCCCGAGTCGGAAAACGAAGTGCTGTCGATGGGTGTGACGCAGATACTCGAAAACAGCATGATTGACCCGGATCGTGATGGATACAGCCTTGGGTAAATTTCGGAACCTCGACAGCGCTCGCGGCTGTGGTGAGCTTGCAAGGCAAAGTTCAGTATGACCATTGTTCGTGGCGTCAGAATTATGGCTTCGCCGTGTTGTGGGGCACAGTATTCCTTTCCCAGGTATGTGTCGATGAACTTTTCGGCATTCGAATACTGGACCGACGGCTGGCGAGAGTACTCACTCATGCCTAACGATGAGGGGATTCGTCGCTGCACTTGCGGTCAATTCGTCTTGCTGAAAGACATGGTCGCAGTCGATGCCGCTGACTCCTCGGAGCTGCCGTATATGGATCGTGTACCAGATGAGCTTTTACCCGAGTGCATTTCCAAGGCAGGAAGCGAGGAAATGGAGGTCGCGGCAAGGCTCGGGTACTGGCGACATCTCAATCACGAATATCGACAGGCTTACCGTCAGCACAGGGATGCGGAAGAAGCCACCACCAAGGCGGTATGGGAGGCCGCCAACCCCGATCGCCGAACTTGGTGGGATAAGTTGCGCCGCCAGAAACCGCCCAGCTACAGCAGGCCGGTGGACAGCCCGTTCACGTATCCGGCGTTCGAAGCCACAGACGCGCAGCTTGAAAACATGAAGCTACTGAGCGCGATACTGCAGAAATGGGGCTTCGCCTCGCGACCTGGGTACACCATGGAGCTTGCAGAGCTGTACCGAGAGCAGGGTCGCTTTGATGAGTCCCAGAAAGTAATTCTGACACTTGACCAACGAGATGTCGGCGTAACCAGCAACCTCATTGGCAAACTGATCAAGGAAAAGCAATCGGCGCCAATGCGCTACAGGATGTGACCCAGTTTTGGATTTTCTCCTGGGAACGTCCGTGCAAGGACTTAGGCGAAATCAGCGAAATCAGCGAAATTAGTGATGCGACAAGCACTTGCGGGTGACCAACGTCGGCGAAGTCAGCGAAAAAACCCCCCTCAGCCTGGCGCTATGGCGCTGCCAGCCTGTACACCCGTAGTGGCGCGCCAGGTGCGCCGTCGCTGCGGTCGGCCTGTCGCACAGTAATCTTTGGCGGCGTACTCGTCAGAAGGCATTGCAGACTGTCATCGATCAACGACTTCGGCACCTTGCCACGGAAGCATTCTGTGCTGATCTGACTGCGCGTGGCCTGACCTCTATCGTGCAGGAAAGCCAGCACCCGGTTGGAAAGTTCGAGCGCTTGGGCCATCCTGGCATCGTCAGCAGCACTCACAAAAACGTACCGGACGGATGCCGTGATGTACTGTATCCAAGCCATCGCTGCATCGATGTGCGGCACATCGACTCGAGTCTGCAAATCGGTCAGCGCGAACAACATCGCCAAGCGCAGCAACATCGGTGCACGGCGTTCCAGCATCGAATTGACCACTTCGCTACCCTGATCCTCGTTGAGTTCGGTTCGATAGAGTTGGGCGTACCGCCACTGTGCCTGCGCAGACAACTCCATCCGCAAGTGGTCACGCTGATCCACCTGATCGGCTCCTGTGAATCTGAGTATCTCCAGAACCCTGCTTGCCAAGGCATTCACGGTGGCCTGTGGTGTCGCTTTCGGAAAAGGCAAGATTTGCGATCGCTCGGCCCAGATCATCAGAAACCGGTTGGCAAAGCCATTGGTCAACTCTCGAGAAGTCATCATTTCCGTCAGTTCGCTGGGCGAAATCGCACCACTGAGGCATACGTGTGGATGACTGGCGTACATCCGGTTCGACTTCGTCGCGGGTTTGAGACTGACGCCATCCCAGCAATCTCGCAGAGCGGCAGATAGCGTATTGCCTTCGCGGCGTCCCTGGTGCAGAACGTTCGCGAATTCGGACTCGACCACCCACAGTCGCTTGTCGTCAATCGCCGGAATCTCCTGTTTGCCTTGTCGATAGCCGTCGTGCATCAGGGCCACAAGGCCCTCGCGGCTGGACAGACCGCCACGGTGAATCTGCGGTGCATACCGATCATCCAACTCGCGCAGAGCCTGATCGATTCGCAAGACCAGTTGCACGGCGTCGCCTTTGCGGCCACGCCCCGAGCGCCCGATGTGCAGGCAGAAAATTCGAGTGTGGTGCCAAGTATTCCCGATGGGCAGGTACACGCCCCGTCCAATGGCGCAGGAAAGGTAAGCGATGAAATTGGCCGCGATGGCATAGGGATTGGTTTCCGTGCCCTCGCCGCCAGCACAGGCCACCTCGCCAACCAAGCCGTAAAGGCAAGACCGGTGGGGGTGCGGCGCATTTCGATGGATGCCAGCTCCTGAGTTCGCAAAAGGCGAAACCTCATCGAGGGAGGAGCCGAGCGGAGGACCTGATACATCCTCCCTGGGCATTCCAGGGCCCTGCATTCACTACTTGTCCAGAGCCGTGGCCTGGACGATCCCCGAAAACTCGCGCAGGATGTCGGGGTTGTTCTGCGACAGGAACCGGATCACGGCTTCGTTGTCCAGCAGTTTCGTCAGATAGCCCCTGGCCAGCACCAGGTTGAGGACGTCCTGCCCGTACGACTGCTCGACCAGCTTGAACTGACTTTCCAGGTTTGCCATTTCGCGCTCCATCTTCGCCATTTGATCGGCGGTGACACCTTTGACTTTCTTTGGGCCTCCCTCGTTGACCAGCATGTTTGGGGGCGTGGCCGCCAGCAAGGCCTGGGCGTAGGACACCGTGATGTTGTTTGTGGCCACCATCAGTTCGACGCACTCGACCTGGCGCGTCGGTTTGAGCTTGCGCAGGACCGGACTCAGGTTGGCCGAAAAGTGCTTGTCCCTGAGCAGTCGAACAGCCTCCGCGCAGATCCCGTCCAGCAGGTTGATCTTCTTGGTGATGTGCTCCAGGTCCAGTTCCAATGATTTCGCCAACCGAGCCGGTGTGACGCCACGGTCCACCGCCCGCCGAATCATGAAATGCTCCTGGATGGTCGACAACCGGTTGATACGGTTGTTGTAGGTGTAGCTCTCGTCGTCCTTGGCGATCAGGCATGGAGCATCAGTGAAGCCCAATTCCTGCAAGGCAAACATTCGGATGTGCCCGTCCAGCAGCAGGTGCATACCACTGGTCCTGTCTGCTTTGGCGATCGTCAGGGGTTCGATCAGGCCAACGGCATCGATAGAGGAAATGATCTGCTTGAACTTGCGCGAACTCATGAGCCCGTCAGGGGCTTTGCGAGAGGGCAACAGTTTTTCGAAGGCCACTGTAATGGGTTCAGGGATGAATCCCAGGTTGCTTTGCGTCATGAGGCGTTTCCTGCGGGCCAGACGCGTTCAGCAATGTATTTCGGCAGACTATCCAGCCCCTCGGCGCGCAGCAGGTTTGTGAAGTTCTCATCGGCCATGAGTTGACGCATGGCTTCAGCCACGAAGAGCAGTCGCTGCTGGGCGAATTCCGCTTTCTTGACCATGAGCTTTTGCCGTTCGACCTCGTGCTGGTACGTCCTGATCAGGCTGGAGGACGTCACGTCCGGGACCTTGCGCGGCGCCCCCCTTGCGATGGACCGCCCCAGCGATCGGCGTTTTTCGATGACCTTGCGCGCCTGGATCAGGTGGTTGCCGCGCAATTGGCCGTTTTCATAGGCCTCTTGCAAGGCCGCCTGGATGTCCTTGTCATTACTACCAGCCCCTGCGATGGCCAGCGCAGCGTTGAGCGGGATGCGGCCACTTTCAACCGCAATCAGTAGCCGCTCCTCCCCGTTTTTGAGTAACTGCAAGATGCCATGAACGTAGTCTTGGCCCAGCCCCGTCTTTTGGGCGATGGCCTTTTTGTCGTAGCCCTGATCGCGCATCTGTTCGATGCCTGCCAGCAACTCCAGGGTTCGCCCCTGGCGGCGGGCGATGTTTTCAGCCAGGCTCATGATGAAACCGTCTTCGTCGCTGACATCGACGACCATGGCCGGGATGGTGGTCTCGCCCAGGGACTTGAAGGCCTTGAGCCGACCTTCACCGCAGATCAGCAAGAATTTCTCCCGGCCATCGCCGTCCTTGCGCGGCGTGACCGTGATCGGCTTCTTCAAGCCAATGTTCTTGATGTTTCCGACGATGTCATCGAAGATTCGACCATTGCGGTCGCGCGGATTGAGGACTTCGATCTTGTCGATCGGAATCATCTGGAGATTGCTGGACGGATGTTCTTTGCTCATGCGGCCCTCCTGACGCGGGTACGTTCTGCCATGCCGTGGAGATAGTCCAGGCTGTCAAAGCGGTAGCTCTCGAACTCGATGCCGTTGTGTTCGGCCAGGCTGATGCGTGGCAGGCCGAAGTCCAGGCGCGGGAGCAAGTAGTAATCCAGTGGAGCTTGGTTCGGTTGGTCCAGGCGCACGGCCACCGTGATGTCAGGTGCCAGACTGGTGTCGAAGCGAACCTTCCAGCGCAGACGCCCGCTGTCGTGGGTTTGGCACCGGGCCAAAACGACCGAAATGCTGAACTCCCGGTTCACCGTCAGCAGGTCGGTGGCCGGGTCTCGCACGACCGTGCCACCGAGTTGCGCGATGGCCCGTTCGGTCTGGCCGATGATTTCCGGGTGCAGCTTGCGCAGGAACTTGTTGACCTCCAGGAACTGATAGTCCCGATCGGGGGTGAAGCCCACCGCCTCATAGGCCCGGATCAGGCTGCCGAAGCGGTGGATGTAAGCGGCGGCCGACGGCATCCCTTCGGCCTCATCGATGATCAGACCCGACAAAAAGCCACGATGCTGGTACAGGTTGCGCAGTTTTTCGATCAACTCCTCGCTGCTGAACCGGTGCGCCCGGGCCCGGATGATGCCTTGAGCCATGTAGAACACCTCCGGCGGCACGATCGCCTCGAAGGCGCCTTCCTTCTTGATCCACATGTCCGGTTGGTTCGTGATCCGGTGTTTTTTGAGCTTGAAGGAGATCCGGTTGTAGACGTTGTTGCCGATGTACTTCTCGTTGGTCAGCACCTCGCGGACAGTGGCCCGGGTCCAATCCCGGTCCAAGTCGGTACGAATTCCCTGGCCATTGAGTCGGGCCGCGATTTCCGACTCCGGTATGCCGCCATCGATGAACCACTTGTAGATCTGGTTGACCGTCTGTACCTCGGAGTCGGGGCCTGGCATCAGGATCACCCGATCCGTTTGCAGGCTTTTGTGCTCTCCACGAGTCAACTCACTTTTGACGGAGCCACTCTGGTCGATCAGGACGCGGCGCAGGCCGTAACCGGCCGGGCCACCTTGGCGGTACCCCAATTCGATCAGGCGGCACTGCCCGGCAAACACCTTGGCGGACAGTTCCCGGCTGTACTCGCCCGCCATGGCACGTTTGACACCTTTGACGATGGTGGAAACCGGTGAGCCGTCGTTTTCAAACTGTTCGGCCACGTAGGTGACGTGGATGCCAGCGCGGCGACAGATGTACTCGTAATAGGCGCTTTCGTCAGCGTCCTGGAACCGACCCCAGCGGCTGACGTCGTATACCAGCACCATCTGGAAGTCGGTGGTACCCGACTCCACGTCTTTGATCAATTGCTGCAGCGCCAGCCGCCCGCCAATGTTCAGGCCGCTTTTGCCTTCGTCGGCATAGGTCCGCACGATCTCGATGCCGCGTTGAGCAGCGTACTCGCGGATCTTGTCGGCCTGGTTTTCGGTCGAGTACTGTTGGTGCTCGGTCGACATCCGGACGTATTCGGCGGCTCGGAACAAGGCAGGTTGGTCTGGCCTTCCACTTTCTGATTCTTCTGATTGCATAGGGACCGATCACACAATTTTGATTGGTGCTCTCGGGCCCTGCGTTTCACTTCATCTGTAGCTGTGGCGCCGGTGGTTTCCAGCGTCGAGGTACCGTTGAGGCGGTTGCCATGCAGGTGTTCGAGAGCTCATTTGGGCGCAACGTTAATGCCGATGAAATCAGCTGTCGATCAGGTGGAGTCTTTGCACGCGTTCACTTTGCATGGACAACTTATGCAAGCAGGGGTGATTTCAGCAATCCACGCGTCGCTCTTAGCAAGGGCCGTGTTTGGCACGAATCTGATGTAGTACAGACCGGACATTGGCCTGTCGGCGACTGGGGATTCTGAAAATGAGGGCTGCGGTTTATTGACGTCCTTCTTTCTGTACTCGCGCCAGTAATTGGGATTACGATCCAGCCAGTCTCGCTGGATACGGGATTTGTTGTCACGGTAGTCGGGGTCCGTCTTCATTTTGGTTTGTCGCCACTGCTTGCGTCGTTCTTTCTGACAGTCCGTTGCTGAACAGTAGGTGTGGTTTTTGACGCGTGGGTCTGGTTGGAAAGACTGGCCACAGCAGGCGCAAATTTTGGTGCTCATCAAATTTCTCCATACGAAAATTCGTATGGGAACTGCTGGGCACAACAAGCCGCAGGGCGTGAACCAATAAAACATCCATTTACACCCATTCTTCCGTCGGGACTCCGAAGGGTTCACATCTTGAGAAATGGGTGTTATTGGGTGTATTATTGGTTCTATGCTTCGCTCTGACACCCTTCAGATCACCCCCGAGATCTTGAGCCTGATCGCTCGGATTGATGAGTTCAAAGGCGCTTGGCGTGCCTTGGGCACCCTTGCGCCTGATCGTCTGTCTGCCTTGCGCAGGGTGGCCACCATCGAGAGCATCGGGTCGTCAACCCGTATCGAGGGCAGCAAGCTGTCCGACAGGGAAGTGGAGAAGCTGCTTTCCAACCTGGCCATCCAGTCTTTCGAGACCCGTGATGAGCAGGAGGTGGCTGGCTACGCCGAACTGATGGACTTGGTGTTCAGCTCCTGGCGTGACATTCCGTTCAACGAGAACCACGTCAAGCAACTGCACCAGATCCTGCTGCGCCACAGTGAGAAGGACTCGCGGCACCGCGGACAGTACAAGACCAACTCAAACAGCGTGGCCGCTTTCGATGAAAACGGTGTGCAGATCGGGATCGTGTTCGAGACGGCAAGCCCGTTCGACACGCCGCGTCTGATGGCTGAATTGGTTGCCTGGGTGAATGGGGAGCGCGACAAGGCGCAGTTGCACCCGCTTTTGATCATTGCCATCTTCGTCGTGGTGTTCTTGGAGATCCACCCGTTCCAGGATGGCAATGGCCGCCTCAGTCGTGTCTTGACCACTTTGTTGCTCATTCAGGCAGGCTACGCTTACGTGCCGTACAGCTCACTGGAGAGCGTGATCGAGCTGAATAAAGAGGCGTACTACCTTGCCTTGCGGCAGACGCAGGGGTCCATCCGGACCGATGCTCCCAACTGGCAACCGTGGCTGGTGTTCTTCCTGCGGTCACTGGCCGAGCAGGTACGGCGGCTTGAAAAGAAGGTGGAGCGCGAGAAGATCGTACTGGCTGCCTTGCCCGAGCTGTCACTGCAGATCGTCGAATTTGCCCGCGAGCACGGGCGCGTCACGATTGGCGATGCGATCAAATTGACGGGTGTCAGCCGAAACACGCTGAAGCAACATTTCCGCAACCTGGTCGAGCACGGTCATTTGAATCAGCAGGGCAGCGGGCGTGGTGTTTGGTACGAACTCAAGTGATGGGATTGATGGATGTTTAATTTGATCGTTTCGGGCGGTGGCTGGGAGCCCCATCGTGACTCGTTCGGCAGTGGCCGCGTACTGGAGTACACCGACGCCGCCATTGCTCAGCGCTTCATGCCGAATAAAGTTCTGGATATCAATGCGGTGGCAAAACTGCCTACGTTGTTTATGTCCGAAACTCAGGGCGCAGGAAACCAGGTTGCGTATGTCGGAACCATCACGCAGCTTAAACTTTCGGGCACAGATTTTCAAATCGAATATGCGGTTGATCCCGCCATCCGTCCGATTCCGAATTCGTCACTGCTGCGGATGGCCCGGGAGCTTGGGATCGAAGAATTTGAGTTCAGCCGTACACATTGGGCAATAAAGGACGCTGATCTTTACAAGGCATTGCTGCGGAATTTGTACAGTGATCTGCCGACGCCAAAAGTATTTCAGCTGAGCCCCGAGCCTGCGAATAATCGGATGGTGTCAGCCATGATGCCTTTTAGTGCGGGTTTTGACGGTGTCTACGCAGCACTGGGTGCGGCGGCTGAAGCGGTTGGGAAAAAGTGCAAAAGGGCCGATGACATCTGGAACCACGATGCGATCATTCAGGATGTGGTTTCATTGATTTGCAAATCGAGCGTGGTGATTTGCGATCTGACCGGAAAGAATGCAAACGTGTTCTACGAGGCCGGAATTGCGCACTCCCTGGGTAAGGATGTCATCTTGATCACCCAGTCCGCTGATGACGTGCCGTTTGATCTCCGTCACCTGCGCTACATCCAGTACCTCAACAACGGTGAGGGGCTCCAGCAGTTGACGGCAAAAGTGACGGACCGCCTCGAGACCCTCGCTGCGGGTCGCTAAGGCCCCGATGTTGCACGACGTTTGCGATTTCAGCATGTGAAGTGGCCAAACCTTTGAAGTCGTGGACTCAAGATCGATGCGTTACTATCTGGTTGAGAGTGCGGACGCGGGTTCGGTTCCGTGTTCCACCACCATACCAACTGATAAAAGCCGCTAACTATCGCTAGTTAGCGGCTTTTTTCTTAGTTCAGATCGGCTGCGCGGCTGTCCAGCGGCGTCACGAACGAATTGACGCCCCAGTCGGACATCATGCGGCTTTCGGGGAAGCCTGAGCTGTCAGCCTCGGA